TAATATTGTAATGTTCATGTCCTACCTATACACTTATAGATAGAACATAAAAACACAAAAGTACCCGCCATCTCTCCCTATCCAAGACCAATAGAATATGATCCCCGGACATCACCTAATGAAAAAGTTATACTACTTATCCATTTTCTTTTCTAGTATTTCGTAGAAAAATCTGTCAGTGTCCTCGGTCATCCAATCTTTGTTTTCGACATTCCAGTCGTTTGTTTGGACTTTGTAGTCGGGAACTTCGTTTCTCGTAGTGAACGAATTAACATTCCATAGTATTCTGTTATTAGGCTGAGCAGCGAAATTACCATTGTCAAGCTCCAATATATGAGCGCACTTATGTTCCTGAGGAATTTCAGAATGATCTGTGTCAAGAAGATTGGCGTCAGGGTGACACCAGTCAACAGTAAACAGATACTCACCTGTATAAAGTTTTTTATCTTTACCAAAATATTTAGCTCGTTGTCCTTCTAGAAAAGCAAAGTGATTGACACTATGATAATAATCAAAACTATTCCACAGCTCAAGGGCGTCATTCGACATATCTGGCACGTCTTTTCTTTCCATATCTTTAGAAAAGAAGGCACATATTGGCAAACGCCAAAAACACGCACCGTTTTCCAGCATGATATTAAAAAGGATACCACGCCCCGCAATGCTTGTGAGACCGAAGATAACACAGTCATCGCTTTCTCCATGATGTTTTTGTAAATCATATAAATACTCCTTACGAATTTTACAATATATTGGTGGAATGCTACTATTTAAAAAAGCCATTGTAAAGTATTATATTAAAAAAAATTTTTTTTCTAGGAAAATTTATACACATATAACTCATTCTACACTTATACTTGGTCTCTTACTCTTATATACTCCATATTAGATTTAAACTTTATACGATTTTTTCGCTATAAACTTAATACGATTTTTTAAAATAGAGAATTCGAAAAAGTAAAAAAAAAACTAAGCGAGAAAAAATCTCGCTTAGTCTTATAAGTTTTTAAATTATAAAGCTTTTATTCTATCTTCGAAATATTTAATATTTTCGATTATAGAATTATCGACTTTATTATTTTTTATAAACTCTTTATTAGAGTTTATTAAATCTAAATATAGATTTTTTTTATTCTTATCTAAATAAGAATTTAAATCTATTAATAGATTAACTTTTTTAAAACGATTATTTTTCGTAGTATCGTATTCGATATCTACTTTTCTATAGTCGTTAAAAAAAGCTTCTTTAATAGTCGTAGAAAATTTAGATTTTTCGTAAATATTAAAAGACTTCGTTTTATCTCTTTTATTATTAACTAATCTAAAAAGTATTTTTTTATTTTCGTATTCTCGAAAACTTAAAGCTACTTTATTTTCTACGATTTTTTCTTTTTTAGTAGTCGTATAGTCTATCTCTCTCTCTTTCTAATTAAGTATTAATTTATAAAAATAAATCTATTAACTTAATTACGAATAATTTATAAAATTTTTTTTAAAAAGTAAAATAAAAAATAACTTACTTTATAATTATTCTAAAGTAGATGTTCTCGTTTCGTTCTTCTAAATAAATAAAAGAATATAAAGAATAAGTAATAATAAAAATTTAAAAAAATCTAAAAAATATAAAATCGTAAAATCTCTCTTTCTATAAATAAGTTTATTTAATTTTTATATTTATTTTTAAAAATAAAAAAACGTTAAAATTCTATTTTTTAAATTTTAACGTTTGATGAGGATAAAGCTCTTTTCAACAATTTTTTTATTTCTCCTGATCCTTGCTGATCAGCCCTGTACCTTAGTGTCAATGATCAATGCGGATCAACCGTGCGTCAACCGTCAACAGCAAACAACCTGCGTCAATTGTCAATTAATATCGTGTTCTGTTTTGATTTGATCTAGATACTTGGCCAGGTCATCATCGGACATAGTGTCAAGGGTTGAGTGTTGAACTTCTTTCTTTTCAACAAGGAACCCCAATAACTGAGACTTCAACCTTATCGCATTGACTGCTGCTGTATATTGTTTCTTGCCACAAGCATCAACATACACTTTATCTAGTCTTTCAACCTCTTTTGACACAGATTCACTGGTCAAGCGCCTAGCATCACCACGCAATCTATCAATATACTGGATAATTTTATCTTTCTTTAAGTTGCGTGCAGCTTGTACGTGAGCTGAAGTTTCACTATAACCTGCGTCAACAGCCGCTTGTCTCTTACCTTTTCCACTAGCTATACCCTCACAGAACTTCTTTTCCATTGAGGATAAAGTAGCTTCGTTAGTCTGATGGATTTGGTCTATAGTTATCGCCATATTTATCCAATATAGCGATTAATTTATGAATGTAAATTATAGATTACACGCCTTGATTAATTCTTTATCATCAACATAATGATCGTTAAATTCTTCCCCATTATCCATAATATATAGATAATAACTTCCTATGTCATCATCACAAGATAACTCGAAAGAACCGACCTTTTTATCTTTATAAAATATATCACCAAATTCTATATCATATCCATTTCTATCTATAATATTTCCTTTAGTGTCTTTTAAAACTATTTCTGATACCATTCTAGCTCCTTTAAGTTATCGTTTAAGTGTTGTAAATTATCTTTGTTAGATGTTTTCTTAATTAGATTGTTGATAGTTTTTCTTTCTGATTCAATAGTATTATGAGTATCTTCTTCTATTGTGATTGTTACTTTTTTAACTACTCCGTAATCTTCGTTAGTATGTCCTGGCCACCATTCTGAATCAGCAATAGCTTCTTTTTCGTTTGTATAAATTGGTAAAACATCGGGACGATTATTTCTAATCTTGATGTTGTACTCTGGTTTTAGGAAAATAGTTTCGAATAATCTAGAAGGATTATCTACTGGTTTAGTGTCTTTATCGTAATGTTTTGTTACTATGTATCCAACGTATTTCATTATTTACTCCTTTTTTATTTGATTGTTATTTCTACTTCTTTAACTTCTATTTCTCTTGCTGTATTAGAAGTGATAAAATCTGCTTTTTCGTTAGCTTCTTCTAATGTTTTAGAAAAAATGTAATCAGTTGTTTCGAAATTAGCTTCGCTAGGCATGTATGCGAGTTTCGTAGTAGGATCTGAGTGAAAGAAATCGCTGATTTGTCCTTCTTCTCTATCTTTGTCTATTATTGCATAAGCTTTTATTTTCATTTTATTCTCCTTTTTTATTAGTTAGTTAATAAATAAGAATAAAAAATAATAAGCATAATTAAACATTTAAGTCGTAATGTTTAATGAAATAAATAAATTCGTTGACATCATGTAAACCTTCCCATGCTGAAGTAGTTATATAATATCCGTCATATTGTTCGTAAAAAGTTTTATTTCCTTCTTTGTCATGGAATATTTTTCCATGTGATTTATCTACGTGATTTATTATTTCTCCAACACAAGGTAATTCTTTAGTAAAATCTAATTCTCCTAATGCTGTTTTATCTATTTTATCAAAGATTTTTTTTAGCTTTTCCATAATTACTCCTTTTTATTAGTTAATTAATAAATAAGAATAAAAAATATATAACCTTATAAAACAATATTAAGAATAATAAGGTCTGTGCTTTGGAAAATAGTCTGGTGTACCACGATAATAAACATCGCAAGAAACACCATACTCTATCGAATTCCATTTTTTACCAAATAACTTATTAAATAGACGACAAGCACGAGAAGCTTTTTGTGGATCAGTAAATTTAGTTTTACCCTCTTTGATTTTTTCTCCTGCTGTATAATACCAACCACCTTCTTCATAACCTCCTAGTAATCTATCAGTTTTATATACAGCTAATTTCCAAAATTTTTTAACAGCCATTATCCCTCGCTAGTTTAACTTGTGCGTCAACTCTTTGAATATTAGCTTCCACATCTTTATTTATTTCATTGTACTTACTATCAATAGTGTTTTTAGCTTTTTGTAGGTTTTCTTTATCATCATAGCAAGTCTGATACGTACCTTCAAGTTTGTTATCGTAATAAAGTTGAAAGCCTCCACCTAATAGTTTAATACCATAACCTCTATATTTATCATCCATTAAGACCTTCAATTCTCGCTGGAATAACTTTTTCATTATCGCATGTATCACAACATTCTCCTTCTTCTTTAATTGGCGATGGGTTATTACCCCACCCTGTAAATTCTTCTTTACAAATAACACAAACTTTTATTTCATTATCGTCCATTATCAAACTCCTTTCTATATCTTGATAATCTCTCTGATGTTTTTCTTTCTTCTCTTGCTTCAAGCCAGTTGATAACAGCTAACATAACTGTACCAATAAATACTAGAAACAAACCAGCCAATATAATTAGTTCTATGATCATAATTGTATAGCTTTAACTCCTTTCATCTGTTGTACTTGCTCGTGTGTTAAACCGTAATACTCTGTAGGGTTAACAGGAAACCTACCAGTTTCGTCTAAATAACAGTCAGTAATAATAAACTCGTTATGGACAAAACCTGGCTTACCGTCATAATGTTTTACATTACGTTGTAAATTTATAAACTTGGTCATTCTAATATATCCTCAACTTTATTAATTTTAAACGTAACATTACCGAAAGTATTTAACGAATCAGTCATTGCTGTAAGCTTATCAAAAGACTTAGAAAAAGCATGTTTAATATCGTCACAATCGTATACAGTTGTATTGACATGTAATCGTTCAGTCATAGCATTATCATGCTCAATCTTAATTGTTGCTGTTACTTTATACGTCATAAATTTCTCCTTGTTAGTTTTCTATATATTTTAAATTTATAAAATTTAATTACATAATAAAACAAGTTAAATACGCACTATGTCCACTTTATCTCTCATGTTAGGAGCAGGTCCATCTTTTAAATATTGAGATTTGTAACTTTCTCCTTTATCTAAATCATGTGGAGTAAACATTACATCGAAACCATAATAACATTCTAAATACCAATCTTGAGGACTACCTTTAGGCCATGCATAACTTTTAGGGTGGCTACCTAAAGAATAACCTACACCCCAATCATGTGGTCCTGCTTCGAATGATACAACAATAATCTTATCAGATTTACTATC